TACCTCAAAACCTATTATTATGAAAGAAATTATAATAGTATTTTTAGAAGAACACAAATATACAAAATTTACATTCAAGTGTCACACCTGTCATAAAAATGAGAAAAAATTGGCATTTTAAATGTTAAAAGGTGTAAAATACAATTTAAAATTTAAAATTATAAATAAAAAACTACAAATTGCCCACTTGAAGATTTAAATCTATTTAGTATATAAGACCGCGGATGACAACAAAAAAGACCTGTAAAGGATTAAAATTCGAAGATTGTGAATTAGCGATTCTTCGTATGGCAGTTGATAAAGCAGAAGAGAAAATGGCTAGGCGCGTTGTTCAATCAGACGATATTAAAAGAATTATTAAGATTGTCGAAGATTTTATTAAGCGAAAGGGCCTAATTTGTTATGGAGGAACAGCAATTAATAATATCTTACCAGCGGATGATCAGTTCTATAATAAGGAGGTGGAGATTCCTGATTATGACTTTTTCGCTGTAAATGCGTTGTCCGACGCAAAAGAGTTGGCGGATGTTTATTACAAACAGGGGTTCACAGACGTAGAAGCAAAGGCGGGTCAGCATCACGGGACATATAAAGTGTTCGTTAATTATATTCCGGTTGCTGATATAACCATGTTACCCAAGGGCATTTATAATGCGTTGAAAAAGGACGCAATTCGCGTGGGTGGAATTTTATATACACCACCCAACTACTTAAGAATGTCAATGTATTTAGAGCTCTCGCGTCCCGCAGGAGATACGAGTAGGTGGGAAAAGGTTATGAAGCGTCTGTCGCTACTAAATAAACATTATCCCATCACAGATTTAAATTGTAACATGGTTGATTTTCAACGAAAAATGGAAGATAGAACAGACGAAGACCTTATTTATGATACAGTAAGAAACACCTTTATAAATCAAGGCGTCGTATTTTTTGGCGGCTACGCCATGTCTCTATATTCGCGCTACATGCCAGGCAATGTTAAACAGAAATTGGAAAAGATTGCGGATTTCGATGTTTTATCCAATGACCCAGAAACAACCGCCGAAATTGTGAAGGAGCGTTTAAAGGATATTGGCGTAGACAATGTTAAAATCAAAAAACGGGACCCTGTTGGAGAAGTAATCCCTATTCATTATGAAATTTGCGTTGGAAAGGATACAGTGGCAATGATATACAAACCAATTGCGTGCCATAGTTATAATGTTATTAACATATCTGGACAAAAGGTCAAAATAGCAACGATCGACACCATGTTAAGTTTCTATTTGGCGTTTTTATATGCGGATCGCGATTACTATAACCATTTCTTAGACAGAATATTATGCATGTCGAGTTTTCTCTTTGATGTGCAGCAAAAGAATAGATTGGAGCAAAAGGGTCTACTCACTAGATTTAGTATCACATGCTATGGACATCAAGAATCCGTTGAAGAAATGCGCTCTGATAAGGCAGCCAAATATAAGGAATTAAAACAGAAAAACGATAAGGGGGTGTTAGAAGAGTGGTTTTTAAACTATAAACCAGATGATTTAAAAAATAATAAATCAGATGATAATAAACCAACAAAAAAGAAGTCCAATAAAAGCAAAAAAGCCAAAACAAATAAGAAAAAGAAGCTACTAGCTATTTATGGCGGCAAAACAAGACGCTCCAAGTAAATTAGGGACGACAAACATCGCCGTAACAGTCATCTAGCTTATCTTGAAATGTGACTCGCCGATGTCTATTATACATTTTATAAAAGAATACGATGGCTAATAGAGCGAAAACCAACATTCCTATATAAATATATAGGGAGTCTACTGAGAAATCGTCACCTCCACCGATAATATCGTTGGAAATGTCGTTAATTGTGAATTCAGAACTAGTTATATCAATATTGTCCATTTTTATAGAAGAATATTAATGCTTAATTATTCTAACTTATAAACACCGATTTTCTAATACGATTAAAAAAACATCATACAATATTTTTGCTAAACTCTTGTAAATGATACTGTCTTTAACCTCTGTTGGTATCTTGTTATTTATCAAAACTATCGCATAAACAATATATAACAACAACTTCTCTATTAAAACCTTGATATAGTTACCCAAGCTATTAAACATATTCCAATCGTTAACATAGCTACACATTTGGGTATTGGATTGTTTTATATAAAACGAATGAATGTCTAACAGCCCGGACAGAATCCTGTGATAATTCGATTTCTCATTTTTCACGTTGATAAGATTGCTTATCTTGTCATAACCAAATAGGTCCATGTAAAGAATCTTCTTATTTGGTTCATTTGCGAAAATAAAGGGGTTCATTCCGTCTATATATTTGTTTTTGTATAGAACATTACCGTCTATTAAAAATGGAATGTAAGACGACTTTATTATTGTATTTAAAATGTCGTCTATGTCTGTATATTTACACTTTACCGGCTTTGTGCCTCTTTTGATGTTATGATATGTAATAAATAATTTACCGTTTATTTTTTGACAAATATCAGACGGAATGCTGCTGCCTAAATGTCGCTTAAGCTGTTTAACAAGTTGTAGCTTGTATGACTTTCTAAAGTCAGCCGCAAGTATTTCATATAATTCACTCATAAGGTGTAATCCATCAATATAATATAAGAATCCCACAATTGCGCCGACGCTGCATCCAGATATGCGGTCTATTCTAATATATTTGCGCCTTTCCATTTCCTTTAAAAAGTATAGTGCGCCAACTAAATAACTACCATTAAATGCGCCGCCATCCAAGATGAGGTCTATTACAATCGGCTCCTTCGTTTTTGTTATCTCCTCTGGCAAATTATCGATTAATTTTATAACGAAATCTTGAATCATTCAAACTAGTATATGGCGGTATTTACTATTTTACAATAAAACGAAATTTATTGTAAAATGGACAATAATAGCGTAATTAAATTGTTATGCGTTTTTTTTATTTTTCATCAATCGCTTCATAAAATCGGCTTCGTTTCTATTTTGAACATAAATATTTATTATTTCAGCCGGTGAATATAAATACTCGCGGATCTTCTTCAGGCTAGCTTTTTGAATAGGGCTACCAAACAGATTCTGATACATTTCAGATATTGTTGAATGACTTGCGTTTTTAAGTTCGTGTGTTATATCGATTCTTCCTGGACGAGTCAATGCTGAGTCGAGCTTACGATAGTGATTCGAGGAAATTATCAATATTCTACCTGGTGTCTCTCTAATTCCATCCCACAAATTAAGAATATCGTCGAGTGTGATTGGCGGCTCTGTAACCGGAGCGACTAGTTGTATTGTTTTTAGTTCAGATGAATCACACCCCTTATTGGCGATGTCGCCTATTACAATGTTTTCCGATGCATCCTTCGCTTTTGCGCGCGATTTGTTTTTGCTACTTCGTTCCAATACAACGTCACCTATACAATCAATATCTTCAAACACGATAATTTTCTTGTCGAATGACACGGAGCCCTTTTCATTATAACTAGAATACGTGTTTTCAAAAAAGAAACCTTCCAGTTGTTTTTTGGTCTTTATAATTTTAAGTGGGATGACGACAAGGTGACGGTTTGTATATTTTGCGAGGGACTTAATAAAGGATGTTTTCCCAGTCCCAGGCGGACCGTGCAGCCCAATCCCCAACGAGTATGGTATCCCCTTCTCATAATACCATTCTCGATTGTTTAAAAAATGGTCAATATGCGCCACGAGTTGTTGCTTTCCATCGAAAAACATATTTTGAAATGTCCGTGCACTTTCAAACACATCTTCCCGCCAACAACTTGACATTCCTTCCTCTGGTTTTGGTATGACACAATCTAAATTGTATATAAACCGTTTATTACTTCGAATTTCCCGAACAGATGACACGTATTTTTCAGTAATATTATCAATATATGTTTTTAGATAACTAATCGAATGTACATATGAGTATATCTCATATGTCATTTTTAAGGTTTTTGTATTTGATTTGTCCCTCTCGTCACCGGATGCTTCTTGTTCCGTTTCTACGCGCGCATAAATATTGTCCTCTAATTTAAACGATTTTCTTTGATCAACCATGAATATCTCGTGGGTTTTTCTTCTCTCTTCCTCATTAGATGTTGTCTGATAGGTGCTATATGTTTCTTTAATCTGGTAAATAGGAGCGAATTTATCAATATTCGAAATAATGTGGTTTGAAATCGCCTTGAACCTTGTGCTATATATGGCAGAAATATTTGGTGTCAAATTGTATGAGCACGTGGTGGAACATTTTTTCCCTTCAATAACAACACAATTTTTCTGAAAAAGACTACTTTTGAAGGTTTCAAAGTTGACATTTGATAAAATGTCCATAACGTCATATCTGGCTACATAATTTAATATATAACCATATATACCAATCATAATAGTCGATATAACTGCGTCATAGGTTGGATTGCCCGTTTTAAAACTATTATATAGAGTCATTCTACTTATATTTTCATATGTAGATGCTAATGTATTGATTAAACTCATATTTGATTGTGTTATATGAGTTTATC